CTTTTTCTTGGCGTTTATGAAAGCGGTGTTCTCTGGCTTGTTCGGGTCTGGAATGTCCTCAAACTCTTCGCCAAATAAAGTCTTCCATGCGATTACTGCTTGTTGGTCTTGAATGTCTGTCATTTAATATTCCTGTGGTCTGCTCTTTCTTAATTTTTGATGAAGTAATTCATATTTTGAATTATAATCAGACGACCATTCCGTAGAAACATTTTCTCCAAACTTTGCGTGAACGTCCCTTTCGGATAAACCTATTTGTTCTAAAATAGCATTAAATTTATTATAGTCGTCTGGACTTATATGATAAAATTGATATTTGCTTGCGTCCTTTAACCCAACCTTTACTCGATCCTTTGGATCGTGGATTCTATAAACTAAAGGCCAATTCTTTTCATTTGGAGCCATAATTGTAGCATGACCAAGACCAACCATTAATACTAATCCGTCATTATTAACAATTTCACGCCCTTCTTTTGCTGTGACTTTTTGGACTCCACTACCCATAAGGTCTGCTCTTTTTTCGTAATATTTTGGTAATTCAGCAGCGCTCATTGGATTTTCAGGCCAATCTTGATCTTTAGAATATTGATTATAGTGAGTTTGATGTTTTTTCCTTGGCAGTTTTACTCCCCAATGCTTTTCGGCCATGTCAGAAGTGAATATATTGCATTTTGCATATGCTCCACCTTCCACATTACCATAGGCAAGAGTCCTATATTTCCCTGTTTTAATTTCACCTTCTATGGCTTCAAAATCTGTCACTTTACCACCCTCGGTTTAAACGTACTCTGTCTGGTACTCTTCTCCTGACCTGACATCGGCACACCGCTCTGGTTTGAAGGAGAATCCCCCATCATTTTGTTAAGCATCTGTAGATTTCCGGCATCTGACTTTGCTTCGAAAAACGATTCATCAAACAATTCAGCAGCTTCCGGCATGTCACGATTACGCAAAATGTTTGCCATTATGACATTCATAACTTTGGGCGTATTCGGATTTTGAACACCGGCCAATAATTGCAACAATTGAATATCCTCTTGCGTTTCCTGTGCTTTCTGATGTTCCAGCTTCACGCTCGATGCTGCCGGAGTGTATTGATAGATTTCCTCATATTCGCTGTATGAGAAGTCTTTCCCCAGGATTGTCTTGAACGTCAAAGGATGCGCGAACTTCTTTGCCAGCCTGACATCCATCTGAGCCGATGGAATCAAGGCCGTAGTCTCGATCATCTTTATCAGAAAATCCAACTTACCGGAGGTCATCTGAGCGTTCATAACATTCGTGGTGGCGGTCTTTTCTTTCCCGGCCCCCTTCATAGCATTGGTCACACTCCCCAACTGGATCTCATTGTCCAGCAGCATGTGTTTCTGCCATGCGTCCCGAGTGATGTTAGACGGTTCTTTAAAATAAATGGAGTCCGAGGGATTGCCGCCCACAAGCCACCTTTGTTGCGGAGCATATACCATGGTATCCCAATCCCACAGAGCAAATTTGTTCACGACAACAGGGGGAGCCAGGTTCGCCCAAATCTCATCAAACATGGCATTTATGTTGTCGTTTATCGCGGTCTGAAGGTCTTTAATGGGTTCAATCTCACCCATTGAGTTCCATCTCTCGGCATCCAGGTAAATATGAAGATCAATATAAAGTTTCTCGCCGGCGGGGTTGGGGTCAAACCTGATAAGTACATTATTCTTCTCATCCGTACCCGCTAATTTCGCAACTGTGGCGATCATTTCTTTATACACCACATCGTTATCGAACATCTTTTTCTTGTCCAGACACGCTTTCCAGTGACCGCTTTCTTTATCCTTATACACCGGAAACTTACCCTGTCTTTCGTAAGTCTCAACATCAACGTATATGTCGGACTCAGGGGGGGTTTCCTGCCCGTCCCTGCTGGTGACTTGCGAATGATCCTGACTTATGGTAGAGTCTGTGGTGTTTATGGTGGGGTTGATATCGTCAAGATTCATGTACTTTATTTTGGAGTTATGCAGACTATCCAGATCCACCATTGACCTGTGAGTGATGAATCTGCCCTGACGAATGCTCTGGCTCGGCTGTAACAACCAGTCAAATACGATGTCTTTATTATTGATAACTAAATTGTAGGGCCAGTCCTCAATAGGAAAGGTTTCTCTCTTGGTTGTGGTGTGGGGTTCGACCTGTGTGGCATTCCCTTCGGCATCCATCTCCATTGGAATGACGGTCTGTTCTTCCTGGGTCTTGACTTTTAGTTTCTGGTGCCAGGACTTTTTCATAATCCCAACACCGTTCAGCATACCGCGAAGTAACAGTAAAACAGTGGTAAGGAAAAAGGGGACATAGGGGGAGTCTGTACCTGGCTGGAGGGTGTGCCAGAACTCGAGTATTTGCTCCCTCTGCCATGCCCCCTCTTTGTCAAATGACTTAACCCCGATTACAGGGGTTGCGCCAAATATCTTTTGGGTAATATAAGGGATAGCAGTCCAAACAACTTGGAATACCTTGTTGATTACAATGTTAGATTGCCAGTCATAGTTCTTTTCCGGTCTTTCCCCACGGAGCATGGCGTAAATGTCATCGTATAAGTCGTCAAGCTCACTTACATATGACCGGCCTTTTTCCCACTCATCGAGAACTTGAGTGGCTATTTCTTCTTCCCAAGTTACAAGCGGGGTTTTCGATTCAGTTTCTTGTGTCTGCAATTCATATCCGTTTCCCCTCCATCATTCTTTCTCGAATAAGATTATTTGCTATAATCAATCCGTTTCTTTGCGCTGTTTCATCAAATCCATTTCCCTGAAGATCACCGTGTTTAATATGTTTATTGATAATATCCAAACACGCCTGTCTTTCTCTTTTTACAGCTTCTTCAATTTCGGACTTCATTTCCCCTCCATCACTTAATTATATTTCCCGGCACTATCGTTGGCACAACAATTCTCTTGGATTGCTGCTTTGATATTTCATCAAGAACGGCCCTCTCTGCCCTGTTCATGGCATATCTAAATAATAAGAAATTATCAATCGGGCCTGTTACCGATACGTCATTATTTTTAAGAAGTTGGACGCGAAACTCTGCGATTATTTCTTTTCCTTCTTTCCGAATCTCTTTGGCTTTGCTTCCACTCATATAAACCCCCTCCCAAATTCACGCATTAAAAAACTGGAATACTCAACACCAAAATTGCATTTATTCACGAAAAATATAAGAATGCTTGAATATTTGCCCTCGTCAGCATACCCCCTGAGCATGTCCTTTATACCCTGATTCATGTCAGGATACCCTCGGAAAGTTCTGTACCATCCGTCTTGACCTTCTTTGGTTAATATTTTCTGCCCGGAGCAAAATACATTATCTCCCTGCAAAAAGAACTCCCCCCTCAAGCGGTTTTGCTAATTCCCTGTCATATACCCTTTGAGCTATGCTCTTTGTCCATTCCTTCTCACAAAGATACAAAAATCTTCTTGAAAACATCGTACGCGTCAAACACCCGGTTGTTGGATAGTACAATCCTAATCTTTTAAAATGATACCAATGGTTTTGTTTCACTGCTACCCTCCTATCTCCCTGCAACGCTTATCCTCTTTCTTTTCGCCTGCCTCGGCGGGTTGTTTATTAAATGAGCTGCGTAAATCAGTCTTCGATCTTTTCCCAAACATTCCAGACACATACAATCATGGGAGTTCTTTTGTTGCGGTTGAGGTTTCGGGTCATTCACCACTTTCGTAGAGGCTGTCACATATTCGCCGTAGCACCAATTCAACAAAGATTTGTGAAATTTTGGGCATTCTTTAGATATCCACAATGTCGGAAGCATCCGAGTTTTTCCATGTTCTCTTATTGAATTATTAAATGGCCTCCTACATCTCACAGAATTTTTAAATCTTTTACTTATTTCATCTCTTCCCGTTGTGCCTTTTGTGTCCCATCCCTGAAAATACATATTAGTGCCAATACCCTCATCGCGTCTAATATTGGCAATATAGTAATTTAAATCGTCTGTTGCACTTGTTCCGGTGTTAGGCTGTTTTTTGTTAGCTAATGGATCAATTAAACATACCTGATATATATAATCACCAGAATTTCTCAATATAAGTTTGGCAATATCATAGGTATTATAAGCATTTGGTCCATCAATAGCCGGATGTGCTTCTTGAAAAAGAAACCATTCGTCTTCTGGACTCGCCGCCAACCATCCTATTGACCAAGGAGTCCTTGATTCATGATAATCAATGCCTATTGCGTAAAGCCAATTATACGGAATCCCACCGGGAAACCATTTGTTCATCGGCAAATAACAAATCCTCGGATCATACGTTTTGTGGATCCGGCCCGAAATCTGCTTGAATACCCCGTACCTCCGTAAAGCAATGTCGTCAGGATCGGTTATATCTGCGAAAATCCTCTCAATGGCCTCCAGGGTTAAAACAGGGTTATCGTCTGTCGCCATCTGAAAACCCGCGATCCCGGTTCCCTTGTTGGGGTACTCCTCCATCGGAAGATTGAACTTCTCAGCAACAATGGCCGACCTTGCAATGTATTCAGCGCGCTGCCAAATCTCGGAAAATAACCAGGTATTTCCAGATATTGACACACACCCATTTCTTCTCATTACAACTGTTTTATTCTCAGTAGATGGACACCACACAAACCCTTTATAATCAACAACTTCACGTTTTGAGCTTTTTATATGAGCTCTCTCCGCCTGCCTCGACCCTTTCGTTAAAGCCCGTGCAGCATATCCGACACCCCTGCTGTAATTTTCTTTCCCTGCCCTTACAATCCTTCCTAAAAGCGTTCCGATTAGTGCAAAATCATCTACAAGTTGCCAATTATGTACTTGTTTTAAAGTTACATAGCCTTTTTTTGTTTTATGACCATCACCATCAACCATTGCATCCCAAAGGATCTGAAGTTGTCTTTCTGACAAGGAACATATAAATTCTTGGTTTATGCTTTTGGGAACTGATATTATATTGGCAAGTTGAAGCCTTAAATGCCCGGTTATAGACCATCTACAACAAATCCCATTCCCCTCCCATAGCTTTCCAAGTATTAAAGTAGGCCCATATTCTCGTTCGTCATACCTGTATTCACCCGGATATGGCTCTAATAACTTATTTATTTTGTCACACTTTTTTTTATTTGCCGTTTTAGATTGATAAATTGATACATCCGACTTAACAATTGAACCATCCGTTGCAACCCATCCAACCAGGGCTATAAACTCATCGGTATAATAAGGGTTGTCTTTTTTATGTTGAACATTTGGAGTCATTCGCTTAATAAAATGTTTTGTATTAAGCTGATTAGTCTTTTCTAAATATAATTCCTCCTTTTTTCTGTCGTTTCCTACAACCCATTTGTGCTCCGGGGTAACTAAAGCATTAAAGCTTTGCTGTTTTATAGATATCATCGGGCCTTCATAATATTTACAATAAAAACCAAGCATCGGTTTCCATTCAAGCTGATCCCTTTCGATACTATAAGATAATATTTTGTCAGACATTAAAATTTCATCGTATTTTTTCCAACCCTTATCAGTAACAATCTCTGTCTCTTCATCAAAACAAAGAGGGTTAATGGCGGTTAAACTAAAGATTTCGTCTCCGTCCTCTTCCATTAACCGCATACGGCACTCTTCCCGCTTCATTTTAGGCGTTTCTTCGTCATGCCATACCGATGATAAATCAATCTTACCTAAATCCTGAGTCTCCTGCTTGGATGACCTGAACTCAAATACCGTTTTTGGGGTGTTGCAACCCGCAGGCCGCCGAACAACTAAATTCTTGGTCCTGGCGCTGATGTCCTTCTCGATCAATAATGGGGGAATCCGCTTCTTTAACTCAATATATTGGGCGTTATCGTCCTCATCATCAGAGGTCTGTTCCGGCAAGGTCGAACTCATACACCTGACCTTGCGCATTAATTTGTTCTTTTCCTCAACACCGCAAACATTCAACAGCCTATCCACATAATGTTTGGCAATAGAGGCAGTCTTGCCCCCCCTGTTGCCTGAAATTACACAGATAGTCTTGTAGGGCATGAAGTTTAAGAAGTTCGTTAAATCAGTCTCCTGAAACGCCTGATGACCCTTTATTATGCTGCCGTCAAATGTCGGTTCTATCTCCATATTAAGAAAATTTCCTAAGCAAAATACTGTCTTTCTTCAACGGACACTTGGAACCCTTTTTGTGGTTGAATAACCCAAGAGCATTCGTGCAGTCCTTCCCGCATTCACACACAAACTCTTTCTTCTTGTCCTCCTCCACCTTCAACTGAGCCTCCAGCAAAGCCTTTATGTCCAGCTCAGCACGAATGAACTTCGGTACAAATATACAACCGCATCTCAAACATCCCAAACAATCACCAAAATCCATGAAATTCTGAGATATGTTTAAACACACAGGACACTTCTCAGTCTTGAACCTGTCGTCAAATCGGCTGGCTATTCTCATTTCTTTTTGGCCCCCTTCTTCAAAGCCTTCAACTGACCCTCTGCCATCACCTTCTCCCTCTCAGCCTGATTGCCAACAGTCGCAAATATCTGGTGCTGCTCCGCTAATGTCTCCATCCTGGCCCTGGTATAATCAACCGTGTTCTGTAACTTCTCAATCTGAATCGTTAGTC